GGTGGATGAATGATACCGTTGCAAGTAATAAGCATCTGTAAAGATTACGAGAGCTACAATAAAGTAAAACGATTTATTGACAAAGAGGCTTTTAATAAAGAGCTTCGACAGATTTATACTTTAATTACAAACGCACATGACAATCACTCTGGTCAAAAGCTAACAAATCATGATTTAAAGGTCATACATGCTGACCTATTTCCTGCAACACCTAGCTCTACATACGAGAACATTTGTAAAACAATAGATAAAATACCAGAAAATAGTATAAATCCGGAACTAAATATTGACATCATTAAAAATTTTTGGGTTCGCTCAAAAGCAAAAGAGATAGGAGAACTAGCAGTAGACATCTATAACGGGCATGAAAGACCAGAAGCAATCGGTGGTCTTAAAAATATGGTAGAGAAGATAAATGAACAAGAGTTAATAGATGCTGACAGTTATAGTGAAATAAAAGAAGACATTGATGAATTGTTTGATGGTTCAGTTGACAAAGGTGAGTTTGATTTTAGATTGGAAACTTTACATAATCGGGTGACAGCTTTATCTCGTGGTCATTTTTGTATACTACTTGCAAGACCAGAGATGGGTAAAACAACTTTATCTAGTTTTTTAGCGGCAGGTTATGTACAACAAAAAAAGAAAGTAACATACTGGGCAAATGAAGAACCTGCAGTAAGAATTAAAACAAGAATAATACAATCACATTTTGAAGTTTCTAAAAAAGATGTAGCAGAAAGAATAGAGTATTTTAGACCACGTTATCAAACTGAAATAAAAGATTATCTGACAGTTTTTGATAGTGTTGGTACACATATTGACGAGATAGAAAATTACGCAAGACTTTATTCCCCGGATGTTATGTTTATTGACCAATTAGATAAAGTACACATAACTGGTTTATACAATCGTACAGATGAAAAATTAAAAGAAGTTTATGTAAGAACAAGAGAGATAGCAAAAAGACATAGCTGTTTGATATGGGCGGTATCACAAGCAAGTTATGAAGCACAAAATTTACATGAAGTTAGTTATGAACATTTAGATAATTCAAGAACAGGCAAGGCAGGTGAGGCAGACATAATTTTAGGAATAGGTGTTGGCGAAGGTGATAACGCTAGAACTTTACATGTTAGCAAAAATAAATTAAATGGTTGGCATGGTAACACATACACATCAATAGATATTGAAAGGGGAGTATTCGAATGAACGTAACAACATTAGATGTAGAAACATCTTATCACAGAAAATATGATGACACGGTATCAAGTCCTTTTGAAGGAGACATACTTGTTAGTGTTGGCTATAAAGTTAATGATAAACCTTGCGAGTATCTATGTTTTAATCACAATCATCAAAAGCCAACAAAAGATGCAAAACAAATTTTGCAAAAAGTTTTAGATGAAACAGGATTGTTAGTAGGACACAATCTTAAGTTTGATTACAATTGGTTAGTTAGCTGTGGGTTTACATACAATGAAAAAATGTATGACACAATGATAATAGAATATACATTTGCAAAAGGATTAAAAAGAGGTTTTAGTTTGGCTGATAGTTGTAAAAGAAGAGGATTAGATTTAAAAGCCACAGACTTAATTGACCCGTATTTAAAAAAGAAAATATCATATGAAGATATACCTTGGGAGGTTGTAGAGGAATATGGCAAACAAGATGTTGAGATTACATATCAGTTAGCATGTGCACAATTAAATAAAATAAATTTAAAATTTGAGGAAGTATGCAGAGGCTTTTCCCAACAATAAAATTAAGTATGGAGCTAATGAAAGTATTAGCAAAGATAGAATACAACGGCATTAAAATTAATGTAGATGCTTTGCACAAGATAAAAGACCAGTATGAAAATGAACTAAAAGAATTAAAAATTTTTTTACTTACAAAGATAGATGAACTCATGGGAGATACACCAATAAATTTAGACTCGCCAGATGATAGGTCTATGTTATTTTTTTCTATGAAAGTTATAGATAAAAAATTATGGGCAAAAGAATTTAATATTGGATATGAAGTACGAGGTAATACAAGAAAACAAAAACGTAAAACTAATTATGATGAGATAAATGATTTTTATCACGCAGTAAATGGTTTAGCAAAACCAATATTTAAAACAACATCAACACTGTGTCAAAACTGTGACGGCACAGGTAAGTACAAGTACAAAAAGAAAGATGGTACATACAGTAACATAAAAAGAAATTGTAAAACATGTAATGCAAAAGGTAGAATATATACTAATACAAAAGAAAGAGCAGGATTACGATTAATACCAAGAGGTTCACTTGATACATCTGCTACAGGATTTAAGACGGATAAAACTACATTAGAAGAATTTATATCGTCTATTAATCCAAATCAAAGAGAGTTTTTAGAAAAGTATGTAAGATACTCTGCTATAAGAACTTATCTTAGAACTTTTGTAGATGGCATAGAAAGGAGTAAAGACAATAACGATTACATTAGACCACAATACATGCAATGCGTTACATCAACAGGTCGGCTTAGTTCTAGAAATCCAAACTTTCAAAACATGCCTAGAGGTGGTACGTTTCCTGTTAGACAATGTATCATATCAAGATGGGATGGTGGTAAAATATTAGAGGGTGATTACGCACAATTAGAATTTAGAGTTGCCGGGTTTTTAGCTGATGATGACCAGATATATGCTGATGTTAAAAACAACGTAGATGTGCACAGCTTTACGGCAAAGATATTAGGAGTTTCAAGACAAGTAGCCAAGGCAGACACTTTTAAACCGCTATATGGAGGTGTATTAGGTACACCAAAACAGATGCAATATTATCGTGCATTTAAAGAAAAGTATAGCGGTGTAACAAGATGGCATAGAAATCTAATTAATGAAGCATTAGAAACAAGGCACATAACTTTACCATCTGGAAGGTCATATTACTTTCCTAATACTGAACGTATGCCTAGTGGTAGTGTATCAAATGCTACAGCCATTAAAAATTATCCTGTTCAAGGATTTGCCACGGCTGACCTACTGCCCATATCGTTAATTAAATTAGATGAGTTGTTGACAAAGCGTAAATTAAAAAGTATTATCTGCAACACAGTACATGATAGTATTGTATTAGACGTTTACCCAGATGAAGAAGAGATGGCAATAGAAACATTAAAAGAAGCTATGTTGTGTTTACCAGAGGAAACTCAAAGACGATATGGCGTAAAGTATGATATGCCTATTGGTATTGAACTTAAGATGGGTAGTAACTGGTTAGAAACTAAGGAGGTATTCAAATCATGAGTACAAATAATATGGCAATTGCCATACCAGAAAACTTTGATAATCTATCCGATGAACAGTTGATGAACTTAACAGGTCAAGGTTTAGTCGGTGGAGATTCCTCTTCAGTATTATCAAGACTATCTATAAATTATCAAGCAGAAGACGAAAATGATAAACCACTACCTAGAGGTTGGTTTTCATTACGTGTTGGAGATAAAACCGTTTATGCGAAAACGGTAGATTTTAGAATGTTTCTAAGATTATATAGCTATAGTTATTGGGATAATGCGGAAGATACGTTTGTAGCTTCGGTTCAAAGACCGAGCTTGAGCGATGAATTTCCGGATGTTCAAGGTGGTTACAAATGCGGAAAACTAGGTAAAGATGAGCTTGCTGAATTAAGTGATACTGATGCAAAGAAAGTATTAAGTAATCAAGTTAAGTGTAATCAAGTAATTTATGGTATAGCTACTATTAATGATGGTAAGTATACTGATGAAACTAAGTTTGAACCAATTGTTGACCAACCATGTGTCTTCTATGCTAAAGGGGTCAATTATGTACCTTTCCAAAAAATCATTGGCAATCTTGCAAAGCAACGAAAACCAATGATAAGGGCAGTTGTATCAATGGCAACGAAGAAACAAAAAACTGTTGGGAACACTTTCTTTATTGTGGAACCTACCGTAAAAACTATGGTAGATACTATAAATGATAAAGATAAGAGTTTATTAAAAGAATTCGCTGAGACTGTATCTGCAGTGAATGAGTCCGTCATGGAGAAACATCGTGAGGCTGTGAAACTAAAACCAAAAAATAGCGACCACTCCCTAGCTATTGAGATAGAGGCACAACCTTAATGATTAAGACATTAGTCGAAAATTTTCTTTATGATGCGTCTAGGGGGGAAGCTAGTCTTCCCCCCGAAGTCGTTAAGGAGTTTGGTGAATCTTGTCAAAAAGCGATAGAAAAACAATTTAATTCTAACAAAAAAGAATGGCGGTTACGAATGTCTGAAGTTGGTAAGCCATTATGTCAACAACAACTTGGTAAACAAAATGTAGAATATGAAACAGAATACAATGCAATAGTAAAATTTTTATTAGGCGATTTGATAGAAGCTATGGCGATAGCTATACTAAGAGGGGCAGGGATAGAATTAGAGAAGATACAAGAACCTGTATCATTAGACATAGCTAATATTAAATTAGAGGGCACTTATGATGTTAAAATAGACGGAAAGATTTGGGATATTAAATCTGCAAGTCCTGCTAGTTTTAGTAATAAGTTTGGTGAGTACGGTGGATTTGAAAGAATAAAAGAACAAGATACTTTTGGTTATGTAGACCAAGGATTTATGTATGCGTCTGGCGATAAATCAAAGTTTGGTGGATGGATAGCAGTTAATAAAGTTACTGGTGAGTTTGCAGTTTGTGAAGTGCCAGAGAGTCAAGAAGAAGAAATTAGTAGCTCACAAAAAAGAATAAAAGATAAGATAAATAAATTAAATAAAAATGTAAAATTTAAAAAAGGTTTTGAAGATACAAAAGAAGTTTACAAAGCAAGAACAGGTAAAGATAAAGGGATAGAAAAAGAAACTGGTAATAGAATACTAAACACTATTTGTGGTTATTGTGGATTTAGAAAACATTGTTGGCCAAATGCTGAGATGCATCCTAAGATAACATCACGAGCAAAAGCTAAACCTATTATATGGTATAGTAAACTTAAAACAAAGGAGCTAGCAGACCTATGAACGTACTGTGGTTATCAAACATTAGAAAAGCTGATGTTGAAGCAAATGATGAAAATGTTATTTGGATTTACTATGATGATACAAATAACGAAAGAAAGAACATTGCATGGATGAGAGAGCATCCTAATTGTCACGTTATATTTTACCGAAACAATCAATCAAAAGATGGGTATTGGCAAGACGAAAATTTAAAAAGAAGAAAACACGAAGTTGATTCTAGATTTCAAGGATTAATTACTGCAATAAAAACAGGTAAATTAATTGTGTTTCCGCAGGATGATACTACTATGGTTTTAAGTGAATTAGAAAAAAATACATTTGGTACATTTGAAATATTTAAAAGTCATTTTTCAAACATCAGTAAGTATAAGTTAAAAACATTATTGTGAGGTTTAGGTCAAAGGCAGAAATTAGCTTTGCATCATGGCTAATAAAAGAAGGTATAAATTATGAATATGAAAAGCACAAATTTAAATACATACCAGACCCAAAGATTTATCTACCAGATTTTTATTTGCCTAAGTACAAATTTTTTATTGAAGTTAAAGGTGAGTTTGATAAGGCAGATAGAAAGAAACATCTTCTTATTAAAAAACAACACAAGAAAGTTGATATTAGAATTTTATTTATCAATGCAAATAATAAGATTTACAAAGGTAGTAAAACAACTTATGGTGCGTGGTGCACTAAACACGATATACTATGGTGCGAAAAAAGGATTCCGAGAGAATGGCTGAAGTAAAAAAATTTTATTCTACTTTAAAAAGAGATGCGGCAGAAGAATTAGGTTTATTACCAGATAGATTTTATTTAGTATTTAAACCAACACAAGATGTGCCAGATGGTTTTGATGTGGTTGCTTATGATACGATGCCATCAGACAAAGACTTACATCCTGTATTTTATGTTATGAAAGGTATTTTAGAGTTACTAGATAGTGATATGGAAAAAATTGTAGCCGCAGGACAAATGGCTGTTATAGATAAAATTACGGAGGCTTCACAATCTGGTAGTAAGCCAGACGCACAAGAATTAGACCCCATATTTAAAAAGATAGACATAGGTAAGAAACATTGATAGCTAATAAAAAATTTGATATTGACTTAAAATACGGTCAAAAAAGAGAGAATAGAATCAAAAAGATGATTGAAGAGGGTACAATAGAAGTCAAAACCGAAAGAGCTTGGTGGTTTAAAACAGGAAACATAGCTGTAGAGTTTGAATCATACGGCAAACCTAGTGGTATTGCTACAACTGAAGCTAAATATTGGGCACATGTATTAGCAAATGGCGATGAAGAACATTGTATACTTTGGTTTAGAACTAGTAAGTTACGAAAATTAGTAAAAAAATTTTCAGATAAGATAAAAGATGTAGGAGATAATAAGCGTTCTAAAGCATACTTAATTCCTATTGTAGAATTATTTAAGCTATGATAATTACAAAAGAATTATTAAGTAAAGCTATTGAGATAGTTGGCGGGGATAGGCAAAAAGAATATGGCGATAAAGTTGATAACCATAATAATATCGCTAAATTATGGTCGGCATATCTTGATGTTAAAATAGAAGCACACGATGTTTCTGTCATGATGATTTTATTAAAAGTAGCTAGAACTAAAATAGGAACACGCACAAAAGACACTTACGTTGATATGGCAGGTTATAGTGCTATAGCAGGGGAAATAGAATTTAGAGGAAAAAATGGAACAAAAAATAGTTAAGATACGCAAATTAGACGATATAGATAAGAATGATTGGGAAATACATTTTGATAATGAAACACAGATTGTTTACACACATGAAGAACTATTTAAAATAGTAGAGTTAGGATTGAGCAGAGAAAAACCAGTAGTAAAAAAGGAAGATACTGGCACACCTATATTTTTTCCTAAAGATGAAGAATGGGAAAATTTAAAAAAGAAAGAAAAGAATATTGTAAAAAAGTTTAGAGAAGATGTTAAGAATTTATCAAATGCACAATTTAAAAAGAAATACGCTAAAATTAAGGGAGATGACATACTAGATGACTAATGAATAAAGAAACAACATTAGCTAGTTTTGAAGTTAAGATTACCACAGAAGGATTACTAATCCTTGAAACAAAGTTACCACCTACAGATGAATTTTTAGATGCTATGGATAAATGGAACCCCTCATATGAAAACACCCCTGTTATAGCAAGCCTATTGGATTACTACAAAGGGGTGTTTACTGTAATGAGTAAGGATAGTCAGAAGATTATTTCTTCTTAGCTTTCATCATTCCGCCGCCTCGCATCATCTTTTTTTTCATTCCTCCGCCACGCATCATGGATTTCTTTTTGCCACCCATGTTCATAGCTTTTTTCTTCTTACCGCCACCTTTCATAGTTGGTAGCTTTTCATCTTTCATTTTGGACATTCTTCCGCCCATTGCTTTTTTCTTTTTCATGTTGGTTTTTTTACCACCACCACGCATCATAGCTTTTTTCTTTTTCATTGCCATTGTTATCTCCTAATATTAGGTTTAAGTTTTTGTCGTGGAGTAACTACCTCATTGTAGTAATCCATTGGCCAATTTTTGTAGTACCCCTGTCGTTTTAATTGGCTAGATGCATCTTGTAAAAGTTTTAACTCTTGCATGAATATCATCATATAAGGTTCAACTTTACTACTATCCCAATCATTATCAGCTAAAAATGCATGCTCTTCAACTGTGGCAGGACTACCGGGATGAAAACACATTAGATAAAGGTTCTCATCTTGCAAAGCAATGTTTCGTGTGTCCACAAAATATTGTATGCAATAAGGTGTAACATCGTCTACATTAGGGTCTGCAACGATTATTAAATCTTTTTTTTCTTTAGGAAATGCTTTTATCTGTCTTTCAACAGCTTGAAAGAAACTATTAGTTCTTAAATTAACTTTTATTTTTAATTTATTTTTTAATCTAGTTACCCTAGCATAAGGGCACGCAGGAAAATTATTTAGATGTTTGTTTGGCTTTTCAAGTACATTGATAGACCAATCTATTATATCTTGTTGTATTGATTTTGCTCTGCCCACTATTTCTTGACTAAAGAACCACCGAAGTATAAGCCTACTATAGCAGACATAAGGTGGGTGTCAAGTGGTGTTATAATAACACCTGCAAATGCTTTGTCCATTAGCACTTCTTTTTGGTCTATTAAAAATAGAAAACCGCCTTTAAATTCTGTCCATGTTAAGATAACAGGAATATCAAAAAATACAGGAACAAGTTTAGGATATGCAATTACCATGAATACAGCAGTAAGTGCTATTATTCTTCTTGTCCATTGAAAGCCTTTGTTTTCATACGTTCTAGCTTTTTCAATGTGTTTCATTTGATTATCAGCTCTCGCTAATAACATTTTTTGTTCGTCTTGTTTTGCTTTGATACTTTGCGACCAGATGGACATAATACCACCTAATACACTAGAGCCTAGCATTGTAATCATTTCTACTGGTAATCCACCTAACATATTATTTACTCCTTCATCACCTGTTACGTTACTTACTAAATTCGCACCCGTAAGTGCTAGTAGTATATATTCCATTTAATTGTCTAATTTTTTATTTATATTTTTTATCTCTGCTTCTATTACTGCAAGTCTAACTTCCATTTTTGTAAACATTACTATGGCTTCTTCCATCCTATCAATGTCTTGCTCCATAGCGGATATTCTTTGTGAGGTCATACCCCATGTTACACCTAGTGCTAAAACTACACCTACAAACCATATAGTATCTTTAATCATCACTAAACAATCCTTTCATTTGTTCTACAAACTTTTCACCTTTTGTTTTTTCATCTTCATCCTCAATGAGTAATAAATGTTTAGCCATTATGGGTGCTATGACATCGGCAAATATTACGCCCATGTATTTTCTAAATTCTTGTTCTGGTAGTGGTTTATCTGATTGTAGTATTTTAATTAAGTTGTTAGTCGCCTCTGCGTTTGTTAATATTTGTGTTATAAAACTCTGATTTGATTTTCTAAACTGCATAAAGGATGCTTCACCAAAAACATATTGTGGTGATATGATACCTCTGTAAACATTGTATATTCTACTTTGTAGACTTGGTATACTTAGACCATTAGCAATGCCCTCTAGACTTGCTTTAGCTCCTGCTTTTCCTCCACTTGCATTTATTAACAAATCAGTTAATAAAACTAAAGATTTGTATTCATCTTCTGGTATTATGCTTTTAAATAATTCTGCGTTGTCTGTTAGCCTTGAATTTAAAAGTGCAAGATTTATTCCTTCACCTTCTTTTACTCTATCTATTTTTGATGGTGGTGGAGAGTTTTTGAAATGTAGCACTCTTTCTGGAAAGTTTATAAAAAATTCAGATTTAGTTCCAACTTGTATTGATTCTATTTGCGATGTCATCAAAGTTCTACCCGCACCAACTTCATCCATTAAACCTGCGTATAATAGCTCTTTAATCATTTTATTGTAAGCCTCTAAAGACATTACATTTTCTTTTGGAGGTAAACCTAATTTTGATTGAACAAGACCGCCTTGAGTTAATTCTATTTTTAATTCATCAAGCATAGCCGGATTGTTTATGTATCTTGTATAGAAATCTTTTACGCTCAATGGTTTACCAAATTTTGATTGATACGCATTAGAATACGTTTTTAAAAATGTCATGTCATCATCAAAAGGTTTTTTAACTTGTTGTTTTATAACTTGTATTTGGTCGTACTGTTCTTTAACTACTTTATCAATCATAGGTTGCATATTTGGGTATGCCCTATACATGTGTTCTATGTTTAGTTTTGACTCACTTAATATTCTATCTGTATCTACTAATGGTTTAAATACAACACTACCATCTGATTGTCTTACGAATACTTTTGAATTATTTTTAAACTCATTAATTAACTTATAAAAGTCTCCATCTGATACAGCAAGTTCTTCTATTTTTTTTAATATTTCTTTATTAGTAATATTTTCATTAACTAATAACTTTCCTATTTCAGTGTTTGCTAAGAGTGTTGTCTTAAAATCTATTTCTAATTTTTCTTGCAAGAATCTAAAAGAATTTGCCGCTTGCCTTATTTCTATTGGTGCGTTCTTTGCTTCTTCCTCTGATAATTCAACAAATATTCTTCCATTATATAGTTGATTAGCATTTATTGATGAGTCAACATATGATGCATCTACTCCATATAACAATGCTAATTTATTTATGTAATCATCATTGTCTACTTTATTAAGAGTTTTTGATGAAAAGAAATTTTGTGGATAACCAGTTAAAAACACTGTTTCTTTTTCAAAACCAGTAACTCCCGTGCCTGTTAAGTACGAACCCAATGGCACTTTATTTTTTTTAGCTGTGTATACTTCTCCTATATTTAGTCTGTAAAAACTATTGTAATTATTATACAAAGTTTTTATTTCATCTGATGTTCCGTCAAAAAACTCTCTTATTCCTAACTCTACGTTTTCTCTAATATCAAAGAAAACAGGTGCAATATTTTTTTCACCTTTTTTTGCTAACTCATTGTTAATTATGTCATTAAAATAACCTTTCATGTTGTGAGATTCTTCAAAATTTAAGTTTAGTGGCATATCAACAACTTCACCATCAAATTCTTTTCCATTGTAGAATTTCCATATGTCAAAGAAACTAGTGTTGTCTGGATTCTTTTTTAATGCTTTAGCTGTCTCAGTTACTAACTCAGACATTGTGTATCCTGTAAATAGTGGATTATTTTTTAATGCTTCAAAAGCAGGTCTTTCTAAAGATTGATATAGCTCAAATATTTTTCTTTCATTTGGTAATAATCCTACTAGTTTTTGTGTTCCTGTAATTTTTTTTGATATACCATCATATTGCAGTTCTGGAAATGAGTCGTCTATTATTTTTAGTATAGGAGCAAAATTAATTATGTCTTCATCTTTTAACGCATTTTTAAGTGGGTTTTTAAAAGTTCGTTCCCAGTGTCTAGTCAATAATGCTTTTTTTGTTTTTAAATATTTAAGCATATATTTTGTAGATTGTGTTTTAGCCATTTGTTGATTTTCTGGTGTGTCCATCAACTTAGCAAACGAATCAAATTTCTTTTGAGCGTTAGACTCAAATGTGTTTATTAAATTTATTTTATTTTCTGTTATCTCAATTAACTTTTTAAAATCTTTAAATTGTAAATCTGGGTACGTTTCATTTAAATTTTCTAATCTTTTTAATGATAGTATTATTTCATCTGGATTTTCTAATGTTTCATCAGCACCAACTAGCTGTGCAAATTTTAAATTAATAATCTGCTCAAATTGTGCTTCTGTTTCTTTTATAAATATTGAGTTGTTAGCTTGAGCTCTAGTTAGGGATTCAAACAATGAGTTTAATGTTTCGTTGGTGCCTCCCATTTGAGCTTTTGTTAATGGAGATATTTCTGCTAATAACTTTGATAGCTCGGTTTGTAATGAAACTGATTGCACGTATAACTCAGTATGCTCTGCAACAGCACCACTAAATCCTTTATAATTGCTAGGTTTTAATTTTAATGTGCTTTCTAATGTTAGATGTTGTATGGCAGGTATTTGAAATGATAAGTTCATTGCTCTAGATGCAATGTCGTATGCTTCTAATTCTGATTTGCCACTTTTTATTAAGAAAGATTCTAATTGTAAATATTTTTCTTTGGCTTGCTCTAGTTCTCTAAAGACTTGGTCACGAGTTTCTGGTGTTAAATTTTTAGAAAAACCTAAAAATAATTTTTCATATGCATTTACTTCTTTACTAGTTGCTTGTCTAAAACCCTCTGGTATATTTAATCTAGGATTACCTTTAGCGTTAGGGTCACGCATTAATAATAAGCCGTCTTCGGCTTTTTTCATAGTTCCAAAAGCACCGAATACTGGAGATATTACATTAGTGCCGGGAGCTACTTGAAAACCATCAAATATTAAATCTGCAAATGATGCTACTGTATTGTTTACTCCTTTTATAGCATAGACTCCTAAACCAGAAATAGATGGAGTTATAACAGCACCTGTTATTTCACCTGTAGCAACACCAAAACCAAGTGGATTGGTTTCGTTAAAGTAAGTTCCGAACGTAACAGCACCTACTAATGCTTGTCCTTCGGTTTTTACAAATTTTGGAACTGATTGAACTAATAGATTAAATTGAGTTTGTAGACCTACGTTTATTTTTCTTTCTAAATCATTAATTACACTTTTTGGTTTGCCCGCATCAATTGCTTCATTAAGTAATCTTTGATTTGTTATAATTTCTAAACTTATCTTATCTAATTCTTCAGCATTTTTTAAATTTTGTTGTATACTTAAACCAGTTTTTAATCTTGGTTCTAAAAACATTTTGTGGAATATAGTTCCTTTTTTGTAACCTTTTTGTTGTACAAAAAACTCGTCTAATAGTTTTCCGGGATTTGCTAAATATTGGTTTGCCACCGTCTGATTAAACTCTTCAAAACCATCGTTTTGTAGTTTTTTAATCATAAATTCTGTAAATTCATCACCCCATCTGTTAGCAAGATTGTAGCCAAACTTTAAAAATGCCGCCCCAAAACCAACGTTTTCTAATGTAAGTTGTGTTATTGTAGAAACAGGTGTAGAAAGAGTGTCTAGTTTGTATCCGGGGTCTATGTCTGGGTAAGGTTTAAAATCTTTATCGGGGGATACTATCTTACTAAAAGTTTCTGCATCATATTTTTCTAAAACATCTGGCAGGTTGTAACCATCAAAATTAGCCGCTATATTTTCTGCTGTAGTTCTTGTTCCAAATGGTGTGTATGTTTCAATAAAATCTCTTATTTCACCGGTAAATTTTTTTACTGGTTCTGGTAGTTTACTTGTATCAAATCCTGTAGTAGAACCTCCCTCTATGGGTGCATCTAACATAAATGGTACAATCTTTTGAATTGTTTTAAATGTATCTGTAGCTTTAAATATACCTTGAGTAAAACCCGGAATCGGCCCATAGAAATCTCTCATCTTATTCAAGTTTTCCATTTGCACGTTATACATATCTGGATTGTACAATGGACTATCAACATCGTTAAATGCAGGATTAGGGATGATTTTATCTATATCTGCTTGTGATACACCTGCAGATATTAAAGTATTAGTCAACTCACTAATAAATTCACTTTCTTTTTGTTGGTCTTTTAATTTTTTTCTTTCTTCAAATGTAGCGGCTCCGGGCTGTGTTGCTTCTTCTATTTGAGTATCAATGTCTTTTTTAAGAATAGGGCCTGTGTACTTTTTATTAAAGTAATTATCTTGAATGAGTTTTTGTATTTCAATATCTGATTTACCACTCATGTCTATAATAGCACCATTTGTATCAAACAAATCTCTATCGCCTGTGTAAAAACCTCCAAATATTTCTTTATTACCAAAATCCATATTAACTACCTGTAAACCATTCTGATTCTGCTACGTCACTTATTCCTATTAGTTGACCATCTTTACCAATATTAACAGGCCCCATTAATCCTTTTAAACTATTGAATTGACCTAACACAGAATTTCTCTCTTCATCTGATAGTTCGCTAGCTTTTTTTAATCCACTAATAATGCTTTTTGTATCTTCTAAACGTTGTTCGTCATCTAAGGGTAGTGGGTTAGGTTGCCCATTACTCATAAAGAAAAATTTAAATCTATTATCTATTGCTTGGTCAGCATTTACACTTAGTATAATATTCTCTGTATTTTCTGCAGTTAGATTTGAAAGGTTGTTTCTTTGTGCCATACCACCTTTAAATACATTCATTATGGCTACTTGTCCTTTTGAAGCATCATTTGGGTCTATATTTACAATGAAAATTCTACTACGTAAATCTTTTGTTGGTACAAATCTACTATCAATAAATGTATCATCAAACCCACCATCTTGAGGAGCAAGTGTAAGTTCCGCTTGAAATGCATTGGTAAACTCTGTTATATTAGTTTCATTGTTAACACTATTAGCTGAGTTTAAGTTAATGCCAGTTTTTCTACGATAATATCTATCATATAGCATAGCCGCATTTTTACCTTGGACACCGTGCATTATTAACAAGTCACTAGTCACTAAAGGTGCCTCTAAGAATTTTTTTAGTGATAAAAGTCTTGCACGTTGTGATTCGTATGTATCAAACGCACCACCTTTTATTGCTTTTAATACTAATGCAAAGTCTTCGTTTGAAACTGTTCTACCACCAGAACCACCTTGAAACGCCATAGATACTTGATATGCTAAAGCTGTTTGTGTAAATTCTGTCATAGCGTTTAGCACTATGCTTTTATTAGCATCATTTATACCTTCACCTGCTAGTGTTTCATCTATTCGATTAGACAAACCATTTAGTCTATTCAAAGTTGTCTGTGCCCAAGTTCCATAAGCACCCCCAGTTTGTCCTGCAAGGTAATTTTGTGTAGATGTGATACCCGCTCTTAAACCTTCAAAAGATGCAATAAAGTTTCTTATAACTTGGTTGTCTGGTAAGCCATAACCCTCAGATATATTTAAAATATCGAGGTAATCGTCTACTAAACGAATTGCTTGGTCAGCCGCTTCGTTTCTATCTTGAGCTTCACGTAATTCTTTTTCATCTAGTGTATACGTTGTTTGAACCATGTTGCCTTGATTAACAACATTTTTTTTAGTGGACATGAATAAAAATAAGTCTGCTACTCTAGCTTCATCGCCTTTAAAAAAGTCTGTTTGAAATACGTTACCATCAATGATAACATCTTTACCTGCAATATAATTAGATAGATTGGCTACATCTGCATTTGTTGCTGTGTTTAATTTAGTAGCAAATGGTAACGCCACGACAAGAGCTTTTGCATATTCATTTACACTATTGCCATCAATTTGTATTTCGTTTTTTAACATATCTTTTGACCTACCATCTGGGTCATTTATTGTCATAAAGTCTAATACTTTTTGTAATTTATCATTACCAACCTCATCATTATTTAAACCTATTAGTGATGGTGTTATGCCTTCTGTAGCTATATTCATTGTTAAATCAACATCATCTACTTTTGTTTCTACAGATACAATGTCATTTATCTTGTTGTCATCACCATGTAGCTTTGCTATCTCCATTTGTTTCTTTTGACCTAGATAAACATCAAGTGCATTAGCAAATTGAGGTATTTCTAATAAACTAGCAAATTGTGTTTCAAAACTAGGAGTTAGTGTTATTTTTCCTGCATCTGTTTGTACTCTAAACTGCTTATCATAATTAGCAATTGATGTTATAAAAGCACTTGTTAGTGATGCAAAATCATCGGTGTTTTCTGAAAAGTATTCGTTAAATTTAGCTTTGTTTTCTACGTATTGAGTTTGTAAATCAAATAAAAATTCAGTAGGATTTTGGTCATCTGGTTTTTTAAATTTAAATACAGGTTGTTCTATTAAACTATTTATAGTATTTGCATCTAAATCTTTACCATCTAAAGTACCATTTTGTACTAAACCTAATAATTGTGTGCTAATATTACTACCACCAAAACTTAAATTTTTATCGTGATTTTCAACATAACTTTCGAGTAATGATTTTTGTATAGCACCTATGTTTTTTGTATATTGTACTTCTAAATCATTTGCATTTGCAGATTCTTGAACCTCTAATGCTTTAATTAAATCAGCTTCATTTTGTGTTTTTAAATCAGTTACTTCTCTACGTCTACTAAGAAGTCCAGTAAAAAATGGATAAGCAATACTCATGATTGTACCTCACTGTCATCTATATCTAAAAAACCTTGTGGTTCTTTGTTTTCTATTTGTGGCATAGCATCCTCTTCATCTTTCATTTGCATTATTCTATTAAACACCTGCGGGTTGTTTTCTTTCATAGCATCTAGCATTTCAATATCATCAGCTTCATTTTGTTTGTCATCATTATTAAATACTTTTACTGGTATCTCTTTATCAAGTGCTATCTTTGTTACATAAATTACAATTGCAGGTTTTATTAATTCTGCAACATCTGGTGAGAATTCACCTTTTGTAAAACCACCAAGTGCTATTGTATTAGTTATCTCTTGTACTGATACACCTGTAAGCATAAGACGTGCTAATCTATCTTGCACACTAGGTTTTTCTAATTTATCAACTATCATAGATACAACTTTTTCTGGGTCTGATTCTCTGGCAGGTCTTTCCCACGGCCACTTACCTACTGCTGTTGTTAATGAATGACCCGGAACAGGTGCATTTAATTGGTCTACGTTAAAATCTTTTGTTTTTAAACTCATGTTATGTCAGTGCCTCCTGTACTACCAATTGATACTGTAGGGCCACTAGGACTACCGGGTTGTATAAAATCCATTGGTATGTTTCCGTTCATAGCTTGTAAAAAGTTTTTACTATTTACTAGTTGTGCTAATGCCATTTCTACTCTTGCGTCTGTCATTCCTACCATGCCTACTTTACCAGATGAATATTTATTTATACCACCAGTGTTTATATTAGGATTTACATTTACAGTTTGAATAGTTGGAACAAGTGCTTGTGCTTTTTTCTTTGCATCGCTTTCGTCACCTTGCCCTCTACTTTTAAATATATTATAACCTTTTTTAGCAACATCAAAAAGTTTAGAGGGTTTACCAAACTCTCCTATTTTACCTTTTGTAGGTTTTGACCTAAGAATTACATCACTTCTTTGTAATAAAACTTTTGATGGCTCACCAAACAAAAATCCCTTACCTCTAGATACAAGACTAGTTGGGCCGGGTTTAAATAAATCTTTAAAAGCCTGTGGAGCCGCACCATAACCATAATAAGCACCCGCCGCTAACAAAGCTCCTTTTACATAATCGTTATTTTTTATTTCATTCGGTATTATGTCATTAACTATATTTTTTAATTTTTTTACAAAGTTCATTAATTATCTCCAAATATTAAATCAAAAACTGTCATACCAAGTTCTGTTAGTAGTAAGTCTTTTTGTTGTTTTTCATAAGTTTCTTGATTAAACTCTGCTTGTTGTGCAAACATTGCAACTGCATGTGCCCTATCTTTTGCAGATTCTGTGCTAGACATTAGCCATGATGCTTCATCACGATATCTTTGCCATAAATAATTTTGTGCATTTGTTGTTAAGTTTAATAAATTACCCGCATTAAGTCTATTTGTTTCGTTTTGTAGTGCAGTATTAGCCGTGTTTATTTCTCTTCTCCACACAGCATTTGATTGATTTATCTGTGTAGTCATATTAGAATTAAATTTATCACGAGAATCATTTAATGACTCATAGTATTTTGTTATTGCATTTTTTTGGTCGGCATTAAATTGTTCGTTAGCTACTTGTCTGTTAGCATTTGCTGTTTCTACTTGTGTTGCTAATTCATCAAAAAATTCATCTATATCATTTTGTTCTTTTGCATTAAATTGTCTAGATGCATTTATTTCTGATTGGTCTTTAAACATTTTTTGCAATGTTCCTTGATAATTTAACTCAGCAGTTTTTTGTTCGTTTGTTAAATTAGCTAAATCAATTGATAAAAAAGAACGTGCGTTTGTTACAGCCGCATTTGTTCTTGCACTTACATTAGCTCTATCCATTGCGGCTACTGCTAATGCATTTTGTAATGTGGTTTGCTGTTCATTCTTTAAATTTTGTAATTGTATTGCCGCATACATTTTTGCGTCATTAGCGGCTATGGCAACACCAGACTCCATGATTGCTTGTGTAATAGCGGCCGATGCCATACTAGAAGAACCTAAACCACGTTGATTCATTATAGCAGTAACTTTTCTAACTGCAGGTGATGCCCATGCAGGTAGCTCTGTTCCTTCTTGGAAGTCACTAAATAATTTATCTAATTGATATTTTACTGTAGCACGTTGGTCTAACTCTTGATTAACAACAGATGCTTGCGATGCTTGAGATACAGCACCTTCAATGTTACCTATTATTGCTTGAGAATTTAATGTACCACTTGCGGCATTAGCTTCAACTGTTCCCGGTTCTGTGTATGCCGTATAAGTTGTTGCTGTTTTTGATTGTGGAACTGATACATCTAAATTAGTTGTTGGTGATGTAGCTATAGTTTGTTCTTTAGCTGTTAAAGGTGCAGGTGTAGTTAATAATTCATCTGCCCCTATTTCTAATTTATCTGGTGTTACTTCTGTGCCAGTAGGAAGAGTAGCAGGAGTATCAGCAATTCCTGCTTGTTGTTCAGTTTGTACAATAGGTAACTTAGACCTTTCTTCCGGTAATCCTGTGCCGCCTGTTACTGGTTCTTGTGCCATTACTTATCCTTTTTTTTAAACTCCTTTTCAGCCTGTATTGTTGCTTTCAATCTCATGTTTTCTTGTTTTAATTTTGCAACATCTATTTCTAAAGTTGCTACTCGATTGTGTGCATCATTACGTTGCTGTGCAATTTTACCTATGACTTCTTCATAGATTTTAGGGTCTACGTTATTTGTTTTTTCTTGGGTCATTGTTTCTCCTTGTTAAACGACCACTCCCTATAAAACTCAACACTAATTACTTAGAGGGTTGTTAGTGCTAAGTTTTAACTCTTCTATCATAACATCTTGCACTTCATTTTCTTTTAATGCAATTGCTACTTGTTTTGATAATTCTGATAATAAACTTTCTAATGTTCTAATAGTTTCATTAATTGGTGCTATAAAAGGTTGTATAATAAAAGGCTCTGGTATATCCAACATAGCTATCTGCTCTTTTACTTTACCTATTTCTTTAAACACTAAAGTTAAATCAGTAGGTACAATTTTATCATCTACCTTTTTAATTCTATCAATTAAATCTACTTTGTATTCGTTTGCATACAATAATGCTTCATCAATTTTCTTTTCTAATTCTTTGTCTTTTTCTTTCAGTGGTTTTAAATTTACTGGAGGTGTAGCCTCAATAGCGTCAAGTCTTGAGTTGAATTGACCCCATGTATAGAACCCTCCTCCTATAGCTCCAATCACCCCCAATAGTGCCGCATATGTGCTAAGTTTTTCAATTATCTTCATTGTTTAAGTGCCTCCAATTCAGCTAGTAATTTATTCTTTTTACTAGTTATATTTAGTAGTTTGACTCTGTGTACTTCTACAGGGTCATTATTTGTGTAGGAATCTAAAGCGACTCCTGCGTATATATCTCCCGAGTAGGAAGATAAATCAATTTGTATAAATAACCCTACGTTTGCATTTTCATAAATGTCTTCAGCAGAATAAAAAGCTATCTGCTTATAAGCGTCAAGGTTATTTTCTTTAAAAAATAAATCCTCTTTTGTTAAGTTTTGAGTTGTTTCTTTTGTAACCTTTGCTATTTGTTTAGCTATTGTTTTTAAATTGTTTTTTAGTTTAGTCTCTACCTTTGCAACATCTGTAGCAACCCCGTCTTCGGTGTCCACTTTTTCCGATTGTATGTCTTCTTGCTCTCCACCCTCTTCTGTTTGTATTTCTGACTCCTCAGTGTCTTTGCTATCGGATTTGTCTTCTTCTGTGCTTTCATTCTTTGCTACTTGTTTTTCTTCCTCTACTGTTTCTGTTTCAGTAACTTCTTCCACTGTTTCTGTCTCATCTTCCTCAACCTTCGAAATGCCTTCTTCCTCCGTTGCGAAACTTTCCAGTGGTTCCTCAAACTCTTCAAAAGATTCCTCAGTAAGTTCGTCATTGAACTCCTCCTCAGTTATCTCTTCAAAAAACTCTTCGGCTGTTATGCCTTCATCTTCTAGAAACTCCATGAACTCTTCTTCCATGCCAGTCTCTTCTAAAAATTCAGTAAAGTCCTCCTCAAATTCTTCTGTGAATACTTCCTCTACCAT